CCGCAAGTGGCGTTCGCCCGATCCAAACCGTAGCCTCTTCGGCCATTGGCCTTCTGTGCACCGGACCAGAAAGCGAAGCGGCTTCTACGGCGTCCCTGACGCTGGGAACGGCTGTAGCAAACAACGGGCTGACTTATACCGCTGTCACTGCCGGTTCGAACGGAAACAAGATTTCCGTCTCGTACATGAACCCGAATGCTAATTCCGCTGCGCTTTCGGTTGCGGTCAATAACTCCGCCATCATTGTTAGTCTAGCGACGGACAACACGGGCGCAATTACCTCGACAGGCGCACAGGTGCTTGCAGCCATCACTGCCAGCGCCGCGGCTTCCGCGCTCGTAACAGCAGCGGCCACCGGCACTAGCACGGGAACTGGCGTTGTGACCGCTACGGCCTCACAATTCCTTTCTGATGGCATCGATGAGGCGTTCCCACTCAACACGCCCGTCCTCGTGGCTGGCGACCAGGCGCTTGCGGCCCGCATGGGATCAACGGGCACTGGCCCAACCGCACTGGCTGACATCTTCACGCAGATCGGCGCGACAGTAATCGTTGTTCGCGTGACAGCGGGAGCTGACGATACAGGGACCATCGCGAACATGATGCCTGGCGTTGACGGAAGCGGAAACTATACAGGCATGAACGCATTCCTTTCCGCCGAGAGCATTACTGGCGTACGCCCGATGCTCTTGATTGCGCCTGGCTTCACGTCGAATCAAGGCTTGCTCGCTGCGCTTTCTGGAGTGGCTGATAAACTCCGCGCGCACATCATTGCCGAAGGCCCGGACACGACAGACGCAGCGGTGACAACCTACGCGCAAAACTTCGGCAGCCGTCGCATCTTCCTCGTCGATCCTGGCGTGAAGCTCACTGACAACACCGGCAACACTGTCATTCACTCGAACTCCGCCACGGCGGCAGGTCTTATTGCGAAAGTAGATAACACCCTTGGCTATCAGTGGTCGCCGTCGAATCAGATCATCACCGGAATTACCGGCACAACGCGGGCAGTTGACTATTCTGAGGCCGATCCTAATTGCCGCGCGAACATTCTCAATCAGGCGAACGTTGCAACTATTATTCGGCGCAACGGTTTCCGGCTGTGGGGTAACCGCACGCTTTCGGCCGATCCTCAGTTTCAGTTTTTGAGCGTGTCTCGCGTGGATGACATCATTGCTCTGTCCATTCAGAAAACAGTGAATGACTGGGCTGTTGACCGGCCTATCACGAAGACGTTTTTCAAAGACGTTGCGGACGAAGTAAATGCCTACCTAGCGGGCCTGACTAATCAGGGCGTTATCGCGGGCGGCAAATGCTATCCTGATCCAAGCCTCAACACGCCTACCAACATCGCGGCCGGGAAAGTCTACTTCGATTACGACTGGTCTCCGGCGTATCCGGCCGAGGACATCGAGATCACATCGCAGATCGTAGAAACCTACCTCACTAGCTTAACCAGCAATTAATTATGGGAGCAGCAGATAACGTTTTAAGGAATTTCGCCCTCTTCGTTGACGGGCGCGGTCTCGCGGGTAACTGCGAGGAATTCATGCCTCCGAAATTGACGAACATCACCGAGGACTTCAAGGCCGGTGGCCTGAATTCCCCGCTCAAGATCAAGATGGGCCAAGAGGCTATGGAATGCAGCTTCACACTCACGAAGTTTGACCCGACCGTCCTCGGCCTGTGGGGCGTGGCTCCTGGCCTTGTGGTTGCATTCGTGGCGCGCGGAGCGACACAGAGCCTCAACGGCACTGTTGTTCCCGTGGTGCACTATTGCCGCGGCGAGGTTCGCGAGGAAGATCCCGGAAGCTGGCAGCCACAGGCAAAAGCCACTCTGAAATTCACAGTGGACGTCACCTATTACCGCAAGGAAGTCAATGGGGTCGTGATTGATCTAATCGACGTGCCGAACATGATTTGCGTCATCAACGGAGTCGATCAACTGGCCGCCATCCGCGCCGCAATCGGGTTGAGCTAATTATGGACATCACGCTCAAATTCCCTATCTCTTTGCCGGACGGATCGCAGCTCACAAAGCTGAC